ATGAATTGACACATGATGGAGAACATGACGAGCTAGATGATATCAAGCGTATTGCAGGACTAACTGTAATGATTGATGGCCCTCAGGGCGAGATGGGTTAATTAGATGGCTAATCATATTGGTAAGATTAGTGCCGCTCGTAGTGTAGCCTACATCAACTTCATCAACGCACAATAAATACAACATGAAAGCAAGAGAAATACTAACCGAAAGCCTAAGCAAACAAGACACTTACGCAATCCTACACGATTTTGTAAAGTTTGCCGCCCGCCATTTAGAACTTAAATCTTTACCAAAGTTTGAATTTGTATTTGATAACAAACGTTCGGTAGAACACAAGAGCTTTGGTGGATATATGCCCGGCGCAGAACATATTACTATTACTGTAAAGAATCGCCATATCAATGATGTGTGCCGTACACTAGCACACGAAATGGTACACTACTCACAAGACTTAAAAGATGAGTTAGAAGATGACGATGCAGGTGCTACTGGTAGCCCACAAGAAAATGAAGCCAATGCCAAAGCGGCTGTCATTATGCGTAACTGGGGCAAGCGACATCCAGAGTATTTTGAAAAAGAATCAATAGCATAAAGAAAAAGCACCCGAAGGTGCTAGTGAATGTTACGCTATTTTAGCAAATAATCCATTAACTGACTATCTTCTTGTTCTGATAAATACTATTATAAACATACTCTGCTTTTAGCACTCTCATTGTATGCCCGTTAAGGATATTACAATGACTACCAGGAAATTAGATACTAAAGCCATAAGGCCCTTGTACGCCAATTATATAGGTTGGCGCGGCGAAATATTCTATGATTCAGACACAATTACACTGAGACTAAGTGACGGTGTTACACCCGGTGGTGTCAACATGCTTGGTGTACCAACCTATTCTACTAGATTAGTTAACACATCGACTTATGTTGCTACAGCAAGTGATTATTATATTGGTGTAAATTATGCTGGTCCTGTGTCAATAACATTGCCTACAGTTTCTGATGGAAACCAGCTAATAATCAAAGACGAAAGCGGTAATTGTGCTAATAACCCTATCACGCTTGTAGGAACAGTAGACAATAACACCAACGTACAACTTGCATTCAACAATGGCTCGCTGACTCTAATTTATAGATCGGGCTGGAGAATAATCTAATGACATATCTAATCAACAACACCTTAACTAATGCGCAGGTAAACAGTCATAATAGACTACGTATTACCGATTATCAATCTATTTGGTTCAATACATTTCAGTTTAGTAAAGAAACAGACAACTGGGATGAAGCTACAGTTACTGGCGGCAGTGCTACATGGAACGGCGCCAACAGTGGTGTGGACATGGCCACAACTACAGCCAGTGGTGCTAGTATTATTAGACAGACTATACGAGTTATTCCTTACATTCCGGGTCGCCCTGCACAGCTTAATCAGCAGATCAAGTTGGCAACCCCAATTGCCAACTTGACCCAGCGTGTTGGCTTGTTCGATGAAAATAACGGATTTTTCTTTGAACTAGTAGGCGCCAGCACACTCAATTTTGTAATTAGAACCAGCACCAGCGGCTCAATGCAAGAAACAAGGATAGCCAGATCCAGCTGGAACGGCGACAAGTTAGATGGCACAGGTGCCAGTGGTATCACTCTTGACTTAACTAAACAACAACTGATCAGTTTCGATTACGAATGGTATGGTGTCGGTGCTGTTACACTAGGGTTTATTATCAACGGTTCTATCATAAACTGTCATACTTATTATACTGCCAACATACAAACTACTGTTTGGTGTAGCACTCCTTTCCTTCCTATTAGATTAGAACTATTCAATACAGGTACAACCGCAAGTTCAAGCACAATGCGTCAAGGATCAAACAGCGTTACTTGTGACGGACCATTTAGCCCTAACTTAGGAGCGAACAATAGTTTCGCCACACCTACGCCTATTACATTATCGCTTGGTACATACCTACCTATTATCAGTGTTAGACTGCAAAGTACAGCACTCAACGGTGTTTTGAGACCTACCTATCTAACCACAGGTGCTACTACTGCCGCAGGTGCAGTCGTAGTGTGTGCATATAGAATTATTAAAAATGGTACGCTAACAGGTCCTTCTTGGACCAATAGTGTAAACACAGGTAGCTTTGCACAAACGGATAGTGCTTCTACGGCTATAAGTGGCGGAACAATTATCAAACAGGCAATCGCGCCAGGCACGGCTGAAGATATCAGTAATATTGCTTTCCAACTAGGTCGTCAAAGTCTAGGAACTGTTAGTGAAACTTATACTGTCGCTATCGCACAATTATCAACAGGTACACAATACGGTCAAGCCAGTATGCAGTGGATTGAAAGTAGATAATAAAAAAAGGACCCGAAGGTCCTTTTTGCTTTTATAGTATCAGCCTACTTAATAGCTATGCTAGCTTACTTCTTAGTTCCGCTATTGACAAAACCATAGAATTTTTCTGCCGCTTCCATGATCTTTTCCATTCCTGGAAACTCTGGCATGTCTACTTTGCTGACAACTTGTCCAGTTTTCTCATCACGAGCAACTGACATTTCCCAACCCTTGAACTTCATATGATATTCTTCTAGCACAGCATCTTTAGCCATGGCTAGAACATCTGTACGGATTTCATATCCATTCTTGTTAAATTTAACTTCTGGTAGCTTTGGAGTAAAATCAGACATTATTTTGCTCCTTTTGCGAATGGGTTTTTAACAGTTTTAACTAGAGTTTCTGCAAGTGTAAGAGTTGTGTCAACCCAACCTTGATATAACTTAGTTTGTGCTTCGATTAGATTTACTAATTCTTTTTGGATTTCTTTGTCGGTAACGAATGTGTTAACGATTGTCTTTTTACCAGCTTGAATGGTATCGATTGCTTGATTAAACATATTTTTCTCCTTGTGTGTGTATGTTTGTCTATACATTGCTGTATAGTATTATTATATATCTCTTTTTACGCAAATGCAACTAATTTAGGAATGCGTTTGCTCATATAGCCTATGACTGCTAGATTTCTATCAGCAACTTCTTCTACATAAGTATAGGCGTCAGCGTGTGGCAGTTCTATAGTAGCCAGTGTTTCACCCATTGCATTTTCCATTGTAATACCGTATTTGCTACACAAATGCTTGATACGACTGTTAGTGCTTAGACACACCATACAGCCTTTAAGTATGTTGTGTGTACGGCAGTATTGGATACAACGCTTCATCAGCCTGTTTCCCATGCCCTGTCCTTGATACTCTTTGAGAACTGAAAAAGCCAGTTCCATCTCGCCTTCTAGGCTAACATGCCCTACAGCAACAAATTCTAATTGCTCGTTTTCTATAGCAAAAAGAATATGTTTACGAGGGTTGGTTTCAAACTTGTCACAAAGTGTGTCCAGGATGTAGTCGCTAACTGTATAGCCAAACCGTAATACCTTAGATTCTGCGTCAAGAGATTTAAGGTGCGTACGATATTTGGCATACTCGTGTGGAAGTACACGGCGAACTGTAGTAAGCATTGATTAAATCCAGTGTTGGCCTTTGAGTATAGCTTCTGCACGAGCTTGCTGAACGGCTTTAATGATTTCGTAAAAATCTCTAAGAAATTTACGCATTTTTAAAGTCCCCTTGCCCAATAGAATGTGTTTCTATTAGTTTCGTATTCTTTGGTTAAACGATCTACGTCTGCGGCGTTTTGTGGTTTGTTTGATACAATGTAGTACTCTAGTCCACTACCGTAAGTTTGTGGTTTACTGAATGAATTTTCTAGGTTTTTGACCCAGTTTGATATGGTTTTTAACATTTTGTGTTCCTTTTAAGTGTATGTGTAATATCAGTAAAAACGTTATCAGTGTTTCTACTGAGTATTTAGTATAATACATGTTACGGTTAGATTAATCAAGAGGTTTGATTTTATTAAAAGTTTCCGTTACAATAGTAATAAATACATCAAAGAGAGAGTCATGCGTAAAAGCACCCGAAGCATCCTACAAGAACTTAGCGATATTGGACTTAGTCGAGATACAGATCACGTCATAGAAAGCCGAGGTTCTAACATTATCGCCAGTGCCGTTAATCTATTAAACATGATTCGCGAACATTATGACGTAGAAACTGCCGCAGAGCTTGAGCGCAGGTTCATTAATAGCATAAAAAGCGCCGATTCTAGCAAGTTTAAGCGTGGTATTAAGCGCATCCAAGAAAGTAAAGAATGAGCTGGGGTTATCATTTAATCCTAGATTGCGGTGGCTGTAATGAAAACGTCAGCGATCCCAAAGTTATAAAAGAAATGCTTGAATCTCTAGTCAAGCGTATAGATATGAAAGCAGTTGGGGAACCTATTATCAAGTTTCTCAAAGAGGGTGATCCTCACCTACAAGGCTATAGTTGCCTACAACTAATTGAAACTAGTTCAATAACCATGCATCTTAATGATGCGCCCGAAAGTAGTGCTTACATAGACGTGTTTAGTTGTAAAGACTTTAAAGAATCTGATGCTATTGCAGTAGTTAAAGAGTTCTTTGCTCCTGAAGATATCAAAAGCCAATTCCTACATAGACAAGCTAAAAAGGCAGTTAAAGAAGGTACAGGCGATTGGTTTAAAGCTATGTCCGCTAAAATAGGCATTTGAGCCCTATTTTAATCCAAAATACTAAATAATTATACAAAGGCCTTTTAGGAAGGTCGTTCACAGAGTGTGAACAGTATGGTAGATTAGGAGAAATATTATGCCATCATTATTAGGTACATACGTCGCGGCCAACTACGGTCGTATGACATCACAAGACACATACGGCGGAATTACATTTAGTAACTTCGCAACACGTAACTTAGCATTTTTGAAAGTTGTTTCAGCAAGCGGAGTTGA